TCAGGCGCCCCAAACTTTGGCACTTTCACTATCGAAAAACGTGTACTCAGTATCAGAACCGGCTGTTTTCTGGTACTTTGCGAGAAGCCCGTCAAAGGTTTTTAGCTTTTCGGCGTCTGGCTTATAAACGCCAAAATAGATGTGCTTCGTTTGGGATGCAAAGATCGCGCGATAGACATGAGCATCGTTTTCGTCAGCACTATGACCATAGATAAAAATTGTTGCAGAGCTTTGCCGAAGGGTCTCGTAACAGTGACGCAGATAAGCGACGGAATTGATTTTCCGCATCTTCTGCGCGCTGGTCCCTTCTGCAACATAAATTGGAAAACGATGCTTATTTGCGATTGTGCTTGTGATTGTTGAAATGACGCCTGACCCAGTGTCTACCGCTTTCAGAATTTCACCGGCTCCGTTGTCGAACAGATGAAGGCCGCCATGAAGGTTGAAAAGGTGGCAAAATGCGCCCTCAGAAAAAGGGCCTATGAAGCTGCCCATCGATGTGCCGAGCCCGAACCCATCGTTCAGAATGCGTTTTTCCAAATTGACCCAATAAAGAAGCAAGTCGTAGTTGAGTGTGAATACAGTTGAAAATTCTTCTAGGAATGCAGCGCTGCTCGTGTATTGAGGACCAAGGTCCTCCCGATGTTTCGGGTGGGTGGTGTTGATTGCCTGAACAAGAGCCTCGCGGACTTTCTGAGCATGATCGTCAAGCTCCTTGGCATGTGCATTGTTTCCATAAGCGTTCTCAACCACGACAGCCCCCTCCAACGCTCGCACAACGGCCTCGAAGTCGGCTGTGTTCAGGGCGGTGAAAAGGTTGCGGAGCGGCGTGCCATCATCGAGGCCAGACTTTTCTAACAAAGACTGATAGTTGAAATATTGCGCGGAAAATCCATTGCCGATCAGGAGTGCGCGATCCTCACCATCGGTAGCGTCGATCGCTTTGTTGAATTCAATAACTTCTGGCATAAGCTCACCCGGCTTGCTCAATTGTTTCGCCGCATTACCGACCTTTGCAAAATATGCTCGACAGAGGCAATGCGTAGCAAGCGCGAGCTATCCGTTTTAGGCGAATTTGCGCAGTATGGATGCGGCTTGAAGCCCATTTTGTCATTTCCGCGGCAATGCTTGCCCGGAGTCAAAGACGGCCAAATCCTGCTCCCCCCAAGCCTTTCCCGCCAGAAAACACAGATCGTAAAGACTGACTGCTGATGCCTCGCGCCCACAGGTCAGCCGCTTCAACACCTCGGGGGCCAGATAGGCGAGCCGCAGCTGCCTGCTGACATGCCGCTCAGCCAGCCCGACGGCTTCGGCCAATTCCTGGATTGTGCTGAACTCACCGGCATCGATGCGCCGCCGCCATCCCCATGCGCGGCCGATAGCGCGCAGGACATGTGGATCCTGCGTCTGGTCCTCGCTCGGCAGATAGTTGGCGGGCGGCAGGATTTTCGGCCGACCGTTCTTCTTGCGCACCTTCAACGGGATCAGCACGCGGATCGTGTCATTAGGCTTGGTCATTCCGCCGCCTCCATCTGGCGCGGTGTGACCATTTCGCGGATCACGCCTGCGATCCCTTCGCGCCTGATATCGACCTCAAGCCCCGCGGCGGTGACGGTAACGCGCCGCACCAGAAGCTGGATGATGCGGGCCTGCTCTGCCGGGAAGAGTTGCGACCAGAGTGCGTTGAACTCGTGAAGGGCTGCGATGCCGTCGGCTTCCGAAACTGCAGCCTGTTCCTTTTTCAGGGCCACCAGCACCTGCGACACCACCTCCGGCGTCTGTAAAATGCGCCGAACCTCGGTCACGACGGCATCCTCGACCATTCCTGCGGCCAGCCGCATCGGGGCGGTCTCTTCGCCGGTCTCGCGGTTCCGGATCACGTCCATCGACACATAGTAGCGATAAAGCTTCGCGCCTTTCTTCGTGCTGGTGGGCGTCATGGCAGCGCCGGTGTCGCTGAAGATCAGCCCTTTCAGGAGTGCGGGTGTCCGTGATCTGCTGTTGTTGGCCCGTTTGCGCGGACTTTCCTTGAGGATTGCGTGGACTTGATCCCAAAGCGCCTCGTTGATGATGGCGTCATGCTCGCCGGGGTAGGCCTTGCCCTTGTGGACGGCCTCACCGCGATAAACACGGTTGTTCAGAAGCCTGTAGAGGTAGCCTTTGTCGATCAGCGTTCCCTGCTTGTTGCGGAAGCCGTCGCGGCGAAGTTCGCGCGCCAAAACCGTGGCGGAGCCGAGTTCCACAAACCGCTCAAAGATGCGATGGACTGATGCGGCCTCGGCGTCGTTCACCAGCAGCTTGCGATCCTGCACATCGTAGCCGAGCGGCACATAGCCCCCCATCCAGATCCCGCGCTTGCGCGATGCTGCCACCTTATCGCGGATGCGCTCACCGATGACCTCACGTTCGAACTGAGCGAAGCTGAGCAGGATGTTCAGCGTGAGCCGCCCCATCGACGTGGTGGTGTTGAACGACTGCGTGACCGACACGAAGGTGACACCGTTGCGGTCGAAGACCTCGACCAGCTTGGAGAAATCCATCAGCGAGCGCGACAGCCGGTCGATTTTGTAAACGACCACGACATCAATCAAACCATCGTCGATGTCGGCAAGCAACTGCTTGAGCCCTGGGCGTTCGAGGTTGCCACCAGAAAAGCCACCATCGTCGTAGCGGTCGCGGGTTGCCACCCACCCCTCGGACTTCTGACTGGCGATATAGGCCTCACAGGCCTCTCGCTGCGCGTCGAGGGTGTTGAACTCCATGTCGAGCCCTTCTTCGGTCGACTTACGCGTGTAGATGGCGCAGCGCAGACGACGGTTGGGGCGGGTGTTAATGTCCATCATGCTTCCTCCTGCTTGCGTTCACGCAGACCGAAAAAGCGATACCCATTCCAGCGCGTTCCGGTGATGGCGCGGGCAACGGCCGAGAGTGATTTGTATTTGCGGCCCTGCCAGTCAAAGCAGTCCTTAAGGACGGTCACCGTATGCTCGACGCCATCCCATTCGCGCAGGAGTTTCGTTCCGACCACAGGATTGCGGGGATCGGCGATCTGATGTTTGCGGCGGGCGTGGCCTTCGACCTCGTCGGCCAGAAGATCCAGCATGCGGCGGGTCTCTCGATCTGGGCCGCCGTATGTCAGCTCCTGGATCCGATAGGCGAGGCGAAGCTCAAGAAATGCCCGGCTGTTGTTCGGCGCCGAAGTGCCAATCAGCTTCTCCCATTCGGCTTTAAGTTCCTTGACCGACATGGCTTTCAAAGCGGCCAGGCGAGACAATGCCGTCTGATCCAAACTAGGATTTTGTCCCGGCAGTGTTGGGGTTATCTTATTGTGGTGCTTCATCAATTCCTCCGATGCGGATACGTTTTGCACGACGACCACCGCTCTTTCGGGGCGAGAAGTCCACGAAACTGTCTCCGTTCTCAGAAGATAAATCGCTGGACTGTTCGACGTTCAGGCGAACCACAGCTGCAGCGAGGATGCGGCCAATTTCTTCGAGGCGCGCGTCTGCTGACATGCGCTCAGGGCATAGGGGATTGGGACCCGAAATCGGGCCTGATGTGTTTTTGGGCATGGCGACTTTTCGCGATTGAGATGATGGCCAAAAGGTATCTCAAAATACAGAAAAGACAAGTAAATCAATGCTTTGAGGACAGATGCGACTTGCGCGTAAAGCCGCGTATCTCTGCGTAATGAATATACGAGTACGCGGAGTGCCGATCGTTGCCGCTGAGCCGAATCAGCCTGTCCGTCCATCCATGAAATTGTCGAACGTATCGACGGTCTGCTCTTCTTCCAGCTCGGCCATCTCCCATCGGGATGGTGCGCGGTCAGGATAAAGCAGCAGCGAGATCGTCATTTGGTCGTTGCTGGGCGAGAACACTGTCATTTCATGGACGGGCTCAGACCCCAACCAGACACCTGCGGGGTGGAGGTGACCATGGCGACCAGTATCCCAGTCCACGTCCTGCGCGGCCAAGGAGGCGGCTGGCAGTTCCGTTACTGTTTGGCGTGCGCGATAGAAGACGCCGGATTTCAACAACGGATCGCTGGACCATGCCCAGTCGATGAAGCCTTCCTTGCCAACCACGATCATCGCCCGCTTGTCTGTTATGGTCATCCATTTCAGGATCGCTGCCGTCAGTGACACGGCGTAGCGGTCGGCCAAATCAGTCATCAGATCGATATCGATGACCCGGCCTTTGATCTGCTCACGAAAATCATCCAGCGGCATCAAAAGGTAGGAGGCGAAGGTGTTTGCTTCCCCTTCGATTTTATTCCGCCCCTCATCCCAGTCAGCCATGTTGCGATTGGTGCATTCGAGGCCGTTGGGATTGGTCTGCCGGTGCAGCAGGTAATGACCCAGTTCATGGGCCAACGTGAAGTTCCGCCGTCCCGACGAACGGATCGTGTCGTTGTAGATTATGCCCCACTCTCCGGAACCGTCAGGGTTCGGCATCAACATGCCCTCGACGCCTGTAGACAGGTCAAGGCCGCCGACCATAGTTATCGGTGCATCTGGAAATACCTGACGCGAAAAATCCTGCGCTAGTGAGGCCACATCGATTGGAAACCGTGGTAGCCCATGCGCTGCCTGATGCAGCGACAGGATTTGGGTTAGGCGGATTGCCCAACCCTGTGGCGTCGTGGGCAGACTCAATCCTTCTTTCCCCACGCATCAATCATCTGATTGATTTTCGCTTGGTCATCCGGGTCAAGCTTGCTGAATTTGCGGAAGAAGGCCTCCTTCAGGACTGCGTCTCCGGGTTCTGCGCTTTCGTCGAGGAGGTAATCAGTGGTGACCTCTAGGGCCTGTGCGATGCGGGTCAGCTTTTCGCCGGAAGGCTTGCGTGCGTCGCGGTTTTCCAACTCCCAAATGTAGCTCTTGCTCGATTCGGTCAATTCCGCGAGCTTGTCGAGGGAGTATCCCTTTTCCTGGCGGTGGCGCTTCATCTTGGCGCCGAGGGACGTGGTCATAGTATCATCCTTGTTTTCCTTGGTTGTAGGAAGCTTGTTCGGTATGCCGAACAAAAACGTGCCGCGCAAGTAGACTTGGCGGTTTGTTCGGTGTATATCGAACATTACCGTATCGCTTTGCGCTGATTCCCTCATACTCCTCGCCAGAAAGGGCTCCTATGACTGCTATCGCCTCCTTCCTTCGCAAGACCCCCGTCACACGGTTGCATGACTATTTTACCGGCTCCGGGTTCACATCCCTTCCACCGGTCGATTGGACCAAGCCCGAGGCGGAGCTCGTCGAGCCGCTGATCAAAGCTGTCGACGACATGGACGACCGTGAAAAACAACGCGTTGTCATGAATGCCAGTCAGGTCGCTGCTCTCGCGGACGAACCGGGCCAGAATGCGCTGCAGAATGTCGTCATCAACCGGCAGGTGTTCGACACGCTGGAGGGGGCTAATAATCGTTCGCTGTGGGTGTTTCTGAATGAACCAGACCAGTTTCGTAAGGCTGAAGAGGTCCGCTACAATGATGAACGGCGCCGTGGACGGTCATGGAGCGGCTTTGAAGTGGAAAAGGACCGCGTGGTCCGCCGGGATGCTGCATCGGTAGCTGACTTCACCAAGGCAATCCGCGAGCGTTTCGACACGCCGCATGTTCATGTCGATGTTTTCGACCGGCACCGCGTCATCCTCGATGATCAAGAATGCGATCTCGTTCAGGTCGCTATCTATCGCGAAGGGCGGCCGGAGGACATGCTGGGCTTCGACGCGAACAGCACATTGTCCCGCCGCATCGTGAAGCCGGTTTTTGAGGCTGCGCTGACTTACGAAGCGGATACCGGCGTCATAGAGGTGGTGGCCAATACAGTTGCAGACCGGAGGGATCTCACTGCCTACATGGCGCGGGACCTGCTTGGGATCGACTTCGAAGAAAAGCATATACCGCTGCGGGAATATGATCTTCGGATGCTTTTGAAGCCCTTTGACTTCCCGACTGACGTTGATGACGGCATCGCGGACGTCACCGTGAAAGAATTGCGTCTTATGGAGGTTGGCCAGCCTAACGAACGGATCATCCTCGAATCCATGTCGGGTGCCGACCGCACGGTGTGGGAAATGGCAGAAGAGAGGATTGGGCTCGACATTGGCGGTTCTGAGTATTTCCTGTCCGTTGCATCTGAAGCGCCTGAATGGATCGTCACGCGCGCGCGGTTCACAATCAAGTTTCAGCCCGGCCCGAGCGGCGGGCGGGGCAAATCGTTAACGCTGACGGTGACCATGCCACATGGCTGCAACTTGAAGGACATGACCCCGCATGAGCGCCTGATCGGCGACAAGTATCTGCGCCGTTGGGGCATTCTGACCGACAGCTCCGACATCGGTGACCTCATTGACTAAGCGGGCGGTCGATATGCTGCTGCAGGTCGTTGAAACCCGCACCGCCAAGGTGCAGGCATCGGTCCTGCGGCAAGTTTCACCTCGGGCAACGGATCAGTTGCTCGAGGCCAAGTTGATGGTCGCGTCCGGACATATCCCGGTCGTCACCGCTATGGATGACTACGAAGACGAGCCCATCCCTGCAGAGTGGTGCGCCGAGCGCAGGCAGTATGGATACAACAACTGCATCGGTCGGTCGGTTGCGGTCGATGCCAAGGAGATCGCAGCTCTTGCAGTTGATTACCCGCTGCTCTTCGCGAAGATGCTGGTAGATTTCGAGCGCGCTGCCCCGGCGCGCCCGATCTCGTTGATCGATAGTGTCGCCTGGGACATTGGCACCATCCAGCTCAAGGGGGCGAAATCCCCCGTGCCGGTCTGGTTCGCACGTCGGCTTTCAGATCCTGCGGTGTGGAAAAAGGTTGGTGCTCTCCTCGAACGCAGGCCGCCTGACGAGGTCCGTGTCATCCTGACGTCCACACCAGGCGATCGCCTCCCTGTTGCTGCGGGTAAGAAGGACATCGTCATCAGCCTGACCGATGTGGCCAAAGCGGCTGGGAAGCTGGCCATCTCACCTCAGGCCGTCGGCGCTAGGGTCTTCCCGGGCGAGGCGCAGCATCGTTTCCCGATTGATCATTCGGATGATTGCGGGATCGTCTGGTATCGGGGTGAAACTCTCACGTTCCGCGGGGACAAACAGCGTCGGTTCTTGGAAATTCTGTTTGCGGCCTATTGGTCAAAGTCACAAGTCCTGCGTCTTGCCATTGTTCTGGAAGAGGCTGGCTATGGTGGTCAAGTGAACACACTGAAAAAGGCTTTTGGCCGCGACATCGACAAATGGCGTTTCGTCAAGGTCGAGAACGGAAACTGCTGGATCGATCCCTGATCCTGCCCAACGTTTTTCTATGAAAAGGCCGCCCTTTGGGGCGGCTTTTTTCATTTTCAGGCATCTAACTTCGCTGCGTCCCAGTTTGCCTCCCGGTTGCCTCCACGGTGCCTCCCAGCCCCTCGGCCATGGTGATCCCGCAAGTGTTCGCAAAAACCACAAGGAGGTTCACATGGCGCTAAGACACCTTTCCCAGATCGAGCTGGCGGCTCGCTGGAACATTTCACATCGCACGCTGGAGCGTTGGCGGTGGACGGGCGAAGGCCCAAAATTCATCAAACTCGGTGGCCGGGTCATTTACCGGCTCGAAGACGTCGAGGCTTTCGAGGTCGAGCAAATCCGCGGCTCGGACCACGAGCCCCACCGCCCAATGTCGGCATAAGGGAGACGAATATGACAATTTCTAACCACATCACACTGGCCGATATCCACCACATGCCGGTTGGCCAAATCGCGGCACTGCCCGCTGATCAGCTGGCAATGCTGAAGGAGGCGGCTGATCAGCAGCTCACCCAGGCCAAAACAGTCTTGGATTGGCTCGATGGTGCAATCGCCCTGAAATACGCCGAGCGTGCTGCCGAATGCCGCTCTAAGGCAGGCAAGGACACCGGCACGATCCGCTTCGAAGATGGCGACGTCACAGTGATTTCGGACCTGACCAAACGGATCGATTGGGATCAGGCGCAACTCGCCCAGATTGCAGAAAACATCGCCTCGGCTGGCGAAGACCCGGCCGAGTTCATCGAGACCACGTTGAAGGTGTCAGAGCGCAAATACACGGCGCTGCCAGAAAGCTGGCGCAAAGGTTTTGAGCCTGCGCGTACGGTCCGGACCGGCAAACCCAAGTTCCGCTTGGTGCTGGGCGAGGAGGTGCGCTGATGGCTATTTCTCTTGCATCTCTTCGCACCAGTTCGGTGCTCCAACCACCGCGTATCCTGATCCACGGCGTAGCCGGGGTCGGCAAATCCACCTTCGCGGCTGACGCGGGCGCGCCGGTGTTCATCATGACCGAGGATGGTCTTGGCAAACTGCAGGTCCCGCATTTTCCGTTGGCGACCAGTTATGCCGAAGTCGCGGAAGCGCTCGAGGCATTGCTGGAGGAAGATCACGACTACGGCACGGTCGTCGTTGACAGCGTCGACTGGCTGGAGCCGCTGATCTGGGCTGAGGCGTGCAAACGCAATGGTTGGCAGTCGATCGAAACTCCGGGCTTTGGCAAGGGCTTCGCAGAAGCGCTGACCATTTGGCGGGAATATCTCGATAAGCTGAATGCGCTGCGCGACCGGAAAGGCATGGTGGTCATCCAGATCGCCCATACCGACATCAAGCGGTTCGATAGCCCCGAGCATGAGCCTTACGACCGGTATGTGATCAAGCTGCAGACCCGCGCCTCTGCGCTGCTGCAGGAGCATTCTGATGTGGTGCTGTTTGCCAACTACCAGATCTCGGTCGCCAAATCCGATGTCGGCTTCAACAAGAAGGTGACCCGGGCGCTCGGGTCCGGTGCGCGCGTTATGCACACCGAAGAGCGTCCCGCGTTCCTCGCCAAGAACCGTTACGGCCTGCCGGACACTCTGCCACTTTCGTGGTCAGAGTTCCTCGCAGCCATGCCCCAATCCCAATGATTGCCTTGAAAGGATACGACCATGGCACGTTTTGACACGTCCTTTGACGCCACCAGCGTTGAACCCACCACCCCCTATGAGCTGCTGCCCGCAGGTAAATACCGCGCTCAGATCGTCGAGAGCGAAATGCGCGTGACCCGCAACGGTATGGGCCAGTTCCTCTGGCTGATGCTGGATATTTTGGACGGCCAGCATAAGGGCCGGAAGATCTTTGATCAGCTGAACCTGGTGAACCCGAACCCCACCACGGTCGAGATCGCACAGCGGACGCTGTCGGCAATCTGCCATGCGACGGGCCGGATGCATGTCAGCGACAGCGAGGAACTGCACCTGATCCCGATGACGATCCAAGTGAAGATCAAGCCGCCAAAGAACGGCTACGGCGAGAGCAATGCCATTGCTTATTTGCCGCCTGAGGGTGGGGGCGCCACGGCCGCTGCGGCAAAGCCTGCTGCAACCCCAGCATCACCGCCCTCAACGCAAGCCGCTTCCGCGCCGCCCAAGATGGCCTCCGCGCCCTGGAACAAGAAGGGCTGATCATTCGCGCCGCTCCGCATCCCTGACTGACGGGGCAGCGCCCAAACCCATCTGAGGATATTCCTATGACTGACCTGCATAACGCGGCCCCTCGGGCCGTGATCAGCTCCGGCTTGCCTGATGACCAGCGCCGGTTGATCGAACTCGACGACGATATTGCCAAGATCCGCACGCAGATTGCGACTGCTGATCTGGCGCGCCAACGGGGGCAAAAGCCCATCGACCCTGACTGGTTTCACCGGGCGCGCACCGCGCTGCGCCACCTGTGCCGCGAACGGTCCGAGTTGCTTGCCAAAGGTACCGGCCGTCGTCGCCGTGAAAAGCTGAAAGATGCTCTGATCGGCGTCCTGCGCGAGCGCCATGACCCTGATACTTGGAGCGGCATTCTGGCCGAGGCCCAAGCCCGCAGCGAACGGGAGGGTTTGTGATGGCCGATCTTCCCGCACCACCCACACCGACACTGACGGCGATCTACGCTGATTACGAGGCCCGCCAGGGGGCTGGCTTCCGTGACCATCTCGGCGCATCCATCATTGGTAAATCTTGCGCACGCGCGCTCTGGTATGATTTCCGCTGGGTGACGCCGTCACGCTTTTCCGGCCGCCTGCTGCGTCTGTTTGAGACAGGCCAGCTGGAAGAGGACCGTATGGTGCGCAACCTGCGCGCCACCGGGGCCACTGTTTTGGAGCTAGACCCTGAAACAGGACGGCAAATCCGCGTGGAGGCCCATGGCGGTCATTTTGGCGGCTCGCTGGATGGCGTCGCCCTCGGTTTGCTCGAGGCCCCGAAAACCTGGCATGTGCTGGAATTCAAAACGCATGGCGTCAAGAGCTTCACTGAGCTGACCGCCAAGGGCGTCGTGCTTTCCAAGCCGCAGCATGCCGCGCAGATGCAGATCTACATGCACCTGACCGGTATCACCCGCGCGCTCTACATGGCGGTCTCCAAGAACACGGACGCGCTGCATATCGAACGGGTTGAGGCCGATCCTGCCATGGCCGAACGCCTTCTGGAAAAGGCTGGCCGGGTTATCTTTGCCCAGCACCCGCCTGCGCGTATCAGCGAAGATCCGGCTTGGTTCGAATGCCGGTTCTGTGATCACCATGGGGCTTGCCACGAGGGTGGCGGTGCCGCTGTAACCTGTCGGTCATGCCTGCATGCGACGCCTGTCGATGGTGGATGGCACTGCGCGCGTCATGACAGAATGCTGTCGCCTGCTGAGCAGCGGGCCGCCTGCGGCAGACATCTCTTCATCCCCGATCTCGTGCCGGGTGAGGTCATCGATGCGGGGGACGACATTGTCACCTACCGCATGAACGATGGCGCCTCTTGGTCAAATGACGCCCGCAATACGGAGGCTGCGCCATGCTGACCCTGCGCCCATACCAAGAAGCTGCGATCTCTTCGATCTACGACTATTTCCAGACCAAAAAGGGTAACCCTTTGGTGGTGATCCCGACGGCTGGCGGCAAGTCGCTCGTCATGGCGTCCTTCATCGAAGGGGTGCTGAAGGCTTGGCCTGATCAGCGCATCCTGATCGTGACCCATGTGCGCGAATTGATCGCCCAAAACCATGCCGAGATGATCGGGCTTTGGCCTGAGGCACCGGCCGGCATCTATTCGGCGGGCTTGGGGAAACGTGAGGCGCAGGCCCGTGTTTTGTTTGCAGGCATCCAATCCATCCATCGCCGCGCCCATGAAATCGGCCACACCGATCTGGTGTTGATTGATGAGGCCCATCTGATCCCGGGCAACTCCAGCACGATGTACAGGCGCTTTTTTGGACGCCCTGCAGGTGATTAATCCCGCGCTGAAGGTGATCGGGCTCACGGCCACGCCGTTCCGAACGGGCAGCGGTATGCTGCATGAGGGGAAGGACGCACTCTTCACTGACATTGCCTATGAGGCGCCGGTGCGTGATCTCATTGACGCAGGGTTTCTGAGCCCACTGATCTCGAAACAGCCTGCCACGCGGCTGGATGTCTCGAAGGTTGGTACACGTGCAGGGGACTTCATTGCCCGTGATCTGGCAGCCGCAGTCGATCAGGACGCGACGACGCGTGCGGCCGTTACCGAGATCATCACCCATGGAAAAGACCGCAAATCCTGGCTGGCGTTCTGCTCAGGTGTGGATCACGCACGCCATGTGGCCGAAGAGTTCGCGCGTCAAGGTATCACCTGCCGCACGATCTTCGGGGACACGCCAAAGGAGGAGCGCGATGCCATCATCGCGGCCTTCAAGCGCAGTGAAATCCGCGCACTGGCCTCGATGGGGGTGCTGACGACCGGGTTCAACGCGCCCGCCGTCGATCTGATCGCACTCCTGCGCCCGACCAAATCTGCAGGGCTTTATGTCCAAATGGTCGGTCGCGGCACGCGCTTGGCTCCGGACAAGGAAAACTGCTTGGTTCTGGATTTTGCAGGCAATGTCCGCCGCCACGGGCCAATTGATTTGGTGCGCCCCAAGCGCCCAGGCGATGGCGGGGGTGGTGAGGCACCCACAAAGGTCTGCCCCGAGTGCGACAGCATCATGGCGCTCTCGGCGACGGAATGCCCTGATTGTGGCTATGTCTTTCCAGCACGTGAGGTGAAGATCGCCCCCACAGCGGCCACGCTCCCGGTTTTGTCTCCGAAGGTCCAATGGCTGTCAGTACATGGTGTGTACTACAGCCGTCATGACAAGCGCGGCGGGCGCCCCTCAATGAAGGTCACCTATAGCTGCGGGCTCAAGTCCTACAACGAATGGGTCTGTGTCGAGCATCAGGGCTATGCGCGCCAGAAGGCGCTCGAGTGGTGGCGCAAGCGCGCGCCGGGCTTCCCGATGCCGCGCACTGTCGACGATGCCATTGCGCAGGCGGGGCAACTGACCCGGCCAACCGCGATCTCGGTGCGCCCTTCTGGCCGCTTTCTTGAAATCTCCGGCTACAGGTTTGATCCATGCGCCACATCAACTCCGGCGTCTGCGCCGTCTGCCACCGGGAACCTCGCGGGTTTGGTTGGTTCAACCCCGCATTCATTGTCTCAGACCCGCGGCGGGACCAAAGCCGTAAACGCCTCTGTTCTCGCACCTGCCAGGACATCTGTCACAGGAGGACAGGTATGATCGATCCCACCCCAAATGAAATGCAGGCCATGAGCGTTGGCGGCCAATATGGTGGCGAATACCTCGAGAGTATCGGCAAATCTGATCTCGCCACCCTGGCTGAGACCGAGTGGGACTGCTTCCTTGATGCGGTCGTCACCGGCTATTGCGACCACCTGCGCGAGCTTGCGGGCAAGGACCGCACGCGGCTCGACGCCATGACCCCGGAGGTGCCCCTTTGATGGCTAATACATCGTATATGGCGCGCTTCGGCGCGCGACTGGTCACAAATGGCTATGGCATCCTGCCGATCGGCCCGGGCACCAAAAAGCCTGGCCAGTTCAAGCGCGGGACGTGGGCAGATTATCCCGAGTGGAACCGGCACACCGAGCGCCCAACCACGGAGGTGGAGGTGACGACGTGGTCAGCCTGGCCGGAGTGTGGGATCGGGCTTGTTGGCGGCATGGTTGCAGCTGTCGATATTGACGTCGTTGAGGATGCGGAACTGGCGCTTCAGATCGAACAACTGGCGCGTGAACGTTTGGGGGATACGCCGGCGCTGCGCATCGGCAAGGCGCCAAAACGGATGCTGATCTATCGCACAGCAATTCCTTTCCGGGGCATCAAACGTCATCCGCTGGAAGTGCTTTGTCTGGGTCAGCAGTTCGTGGCCTATGCCAACCACCCGGACACGGGCGCGCCCTATGCCTGGCCGGAGGAAGGGCTGGCTGATCTCGATATCACAGAGCTGCCTGAAATTACCGCAGAGATCGCACGCGCCTTTCTTGATGAGGCCTATGCGCTGTTGCCCGAACAGTTGCGCCAACGCGGCCTTGCGACAGGATCACCTGCGACGGAGCACCTGCAGGCCCATAGTCAGATGGGAACATTGCCTGCTATTGAGGCCGCGCTGAAATGGCTGCCCAATGCGGAGTTGGACTATGACAGCTGGGTGCGGATTGGCATGGCGCTGAAGGGCGCGCTTGGTGACGCTGGGGGTGATATCTTTGCCGGCTGGTCAGCGCAGGCGGCCAAGGCTGTGCCCGCGGCGACCGCTAAGGCCTGGGCCAGCTTTAAGCCCGACCGGATTGGCGCCGGCACGATTTATCATCTCGCGATGGAGCGCGGCTGGCAGCCGGGAAGCGATCTGCGCCTTGATGGGGCCACTGTTTCCGATGGCGAGCATCCAGCGGCGGGGCTGTTGTCCAAGCTGGGAGAACATGCCGAGGGTGATGAGGAACCAACGGCCACCTCGCCATTCACGCTGGTCATGCCGGATGGATTGGTGGGCGATCTAACCGATTACATGTTGTCGACGGCCCGGCGTCCGCAGCCATTGTTATCGCTCGGCGCCAGCCTCTGCGCGATTGGCGCGCTGATGGGGCGGCAATACAGGACCGAAAGTAATTTGCGCTCGAACCTCTATGTCGTAGGCATCGCCGACAGTGGATCAGGTAAGAACCACGCCCGCGAGATCATCAATGAGGTCTTTTTTGAGGCGGGGCTGGCCCATCATCTTGGGGGCAACAAGATCGCCTCCGGGGCGGGTCTGCTCACCGCGCTGCATCGCCAGCCTGCGATCCTGTTCCAGATCGATGAGTTTGGCATGTTTTTGGCAGCGGCGGCCGACCGGCGGCGCAGTCCACGCCACATCACTGAAATCCTCGACAATATGACCGAGCTTTACACGGCCGCGGGCGGGGTTTTCCTCGGTGCGGAATATGCCAACCGTGATGGTTCAAATGAGCGGCGGGATATCAATCAACCCTGCCTGAGTGTCTATGGCACTACGACGCCTTTGCACTTCTGGGGCGCATTGCAGGGCGCAAACGTCGTCGACGGCTCGCTGGCCCGCTTTCTGATCTTGCCGAGTGATGAGGATTATCCGGACGAGAACATCGCCGTGGGCATGCGCCAGGCGGATCCTGCGCTGATCGCCGGGCTGCAAAGCGTGGCCTGCGGTGCTGGGCACCAGAAAGGCAACCTTGCGGGCAAGACAGCCGATCAGAACACTGCGGTGAACCCAACTATCGTGCCCATGACCGAGGAGGCCCGTGCCCGGTTTCGGCTGCTTAGCGCAGAGCTGACAGGGGAGTTGCGCGCAGCAAGTGGAACAGCCTTCACGGCGATCCTGGCACGCATTGGGGAGAACGCGTTGAAACTGGCGCTGATTGTGGCGGTTGGGCGCTATCCGACAAACCCTGCGATCGATCTCTCGGCCGCAGATTGGGCCATTGATTTTGTGCGCCATTATGCACGGCGGACGATTGCGGCGGTGGAGCGGCACGTTGCAGATACCGAAACAGAGGCCCATTTAAAGCGGCTCAAGGAAGTCATCCGTGCAGCTGGATCAAGCGGGATTACCAAATCCGAGGTGACACGGGCATCGCAGTGGTTGAAATCACGCGACCGAAATGAGATCCTCGAAACGCTGATAGAAAGTGGGGACATCACCACCGGCATGCGCGACACCGGTGGTCGCAGGGCCATGGTCTATCGGATCCTGACGTGAACAATGGACTTCTTTCAAAACGGGATTTTCTTCAATTGAAAGAAGTCGGGATCTAAGTTGCTGTTCAGGAACGGATTTTTGACTTCTTTCACTTCTTTCAATCTTTCAAGGGGACACATGTATATGTGTGTATTCTCGCGCGCGATGAGATGGAGGGAGAGGTAGCTATTGAAATATAAGTAATATTGAAAGAAGGTATATTATACATACAGTTCAACCCCTTACAGGCTAACTTCTTTCAAATTGGCCTGTTGAAGGAATTGAAAGAAGTGCCGGGCGGCCTCGTCGCCCTGCGCCTGACCTGACCAGACCACCCTTCGGGGCTTGGCGAGACCGCAGCCTTCACCGGCCAGCCCTCTCGCCTTGCTCATCAAATCGAAGAGGAGGTCTGCATGACCCAACCCACACAAACTCCGCGCTGCATCCTTGCGCTTGATCTAGGCACCACCACAGGCTGGGCCCTGCGCGGCTTTGACGGCCTGATCACCAGCGGGACAGCGTCGTTTAAACCCGGCCGCTACGATGGTGGTGGTATGCGCTATCTTCGGTTCACCAACTGGCTAACGGAACTCGATCGGCTGTCTGGACCGATTGCAACGATCTGGTTCGAGGAAGTTAGAGCCCACAGAGGTGTGCATGCGAGCCATGTCTATGGGGGCCTGATGGCGTCACTGACAAGCTGGGGCGAGTTGAGGGGCATTCCCTATGAGGGCGTGCCCGTTGGCACCATCAAGCATCACGCTACCGGCAAGGGCAACGCGCCAAAGCAAGCGATGATTGATGCGGCCCGCACCCGAGGGTTCAGCCCGGCTGATGACAATGAGGCTGACGCCATCGCCATCCTGCATTGGGCCATCGAGACCCGGGGAGGTGTGGCATGAGGTTTACACCCAGAGGCTATGGTGGACACCGCCGTGATCCCGATCAGGTCAAACGGGACGGTTGGCACGAACAGGGTGTGCTGGCTGTCAGCATCGAAGATCAGCGCCTGACCTGGCCGGAACGTGAATTGGTCGAACAATTGGGCACAAAACTATATGGGCCACGCCCCACCGGGGAGGTGCGCCATGGGTGAGAAAAAGACCTGGACCGCCGACGATGTCGCGGATCATTTCGAAGAAGCGTTCCGCACGCTGCGCAAGCTGCCACCGGTCAAGGCAACTGGGTACTTCAACGCCTGGCCTGACATCGCGCGGACCAGCCGTGAGATCGCTGCTATGGAACCACAGCCGATGCGGGTCTGGCCGTCGGCGGCGTCGATCACACGGCTCGAGCAGACCTTCGATTGGGTGCTTTGGATTGAAGAGGCTGAGCGCAAGCTGATCTGGTCGCGGGCGGCCCGTGTGCCTTGGAAGCAGATCAGCGGTGAACTTGGCGTTGACCGCACGACGGCATGGCGCAAGCACAAGCTCGCATTGACCAAGATCGCGTCGCGCTTGAATGTCTGAACGAATCCAATGTGTTGCAACACTTTTGTGTTCGACACATGCAACAGTTTCGTGCTATCCGTAGGGCATAATGGGGAGAGTGCGTTGGAAGACGGCTCTCCCCGTTTTTGTTGGTGGATACTTCGCTGGTTTCTGGTTTCCAGCTAGGGGTCCAGCTGGCATCCAGCGCGCTAACCCACTGAATTCACGGGTCCTTCCTGGCCCCAAACGTATACGGGGGGGCAAGGCTCGGGACTTCGCTAGCGTCAGGGCGATTTTTTTGGGAGTCCACCCCGGTCGGAATCCACCCTTGAGCGACTAAAATATTCGTAAAATCAGTGGCCTAGCTGGACCCCGCAGGTGGATACCTGCTGGACTCCGGAAGCCAGCTGGAATCCACCCTGGGGTCCACCTGCGGAATCCAGCCGGACCCCACCGTAGGAAGCCACCGCGCTGCCCGTCGATGGGCGCGCGTGCCAATCTATCGAACAGGATTATCCCCATGACCCTCGCCTTCGCCCCGGAGCGGATCGAGACCTGGCCGCTTGCGCGCCTGCAGCCCTACGCGAAGAATGCAAAGATGCATGGGCCTGACCAGGTCGCGAAGATCGCCGCCAGCATGGCCGAGTTCGGCTGGACCGTGCCTTGCCTCGTGGGCGAGGACGGGGAGCTGATTGCTGGTCATGGCCGGGTGCTGGCGGCAACGCAACTCGGGCTCGCCGAAGCGCCGGTCATCGTGCTCGGGCATCTGACCGAGGCGCAGCGCCGGGCCTATCGTTTGGCTGATAACAAACTGACAGAACTCGGAACCTGGGATGAGGCGCTGCTGTCGGCAGAACTACAGGATTTGCTGGCGGAGGATTATGACCTGTCGCTGATCGGGTTCGACGATGGCGAACTGGATGCCTTGCTGTCGAATGAGCCGGAAGGCGATACCGGCGGGGGCGCAGATCCCGACGAGGCTCCAGAACCCGCTGAGGATCCGGTCAGCCGCCCGGGCGATCTGTGGCTTCTTGGCGGCAATCGACTGCTCTGCGGGGACGCGACGGTGACCACCGATGTCGAGCGCGTGCTTGATGGTGCGCGGGCCAACCTCACGTTTTGCGATCCGCCCTATAACGTTGATTACGCCGGCGGCGTCGGCGCCGAAAAAGCCGGCAAGGGGCGCAGGATCAAGAATGACGCCCTTGGCGACGGGTTCGGGCAGTTCCTGTATGACGCCTGTGTGTTGATCAACCTCTACACGGATGGGGCGGTCTATATCTGCATGTCCTCGTCCGAACTGCACACGCTGCAGGCGGCCTTCAAGGAAGCGGGTGGCCATTGGTCGACCTTTGTCATCTGGGCCAAGGATCGCTTCACGCTCGGCCGATCCGACTACCAGCGGCAATATGAGCCCATCCTTTATGGCTGGCCGGACCGGGCGAAACGGCATTGGTGTGGGGATCGCGATCAGGGGGATGTCTGGCAGATCCCGCGGCCGCACAAGAACGATCTGCACCCGACCATGAAACCCGTTGCATTGGTCGAGCGGGCGCTGCGCAACTCCAGTCAGCGCAGCGACCTGGTGCTTGATCCCTTCGGCGGCAGCGGCACCACGTTGATTGCGGCAGAGGCGACGGGCCGGCGGGCCGCGGTCCTGGAACTCGACCCGAAATACGTCGATGTGATCGTCCAGCGCTGGCAGCAATTCACGGGCCGAGAAGCGGTGCTTGCGGAGACAGGCCGCAGCTTTGACGAAGAGGCGGCGTTGCGAAAGGCCGGCCCATGACCCAGTCGCGTGCCATGTCTTTTGTCGAGGCCGCGACGAACGTCGTCGTGGGCTACGTCCTCGCCATCGCCACGCAGATTGTCGTGTTCCCTTGGTTTGGTATCGAAGCCGCGCTGGGGGAGCATCTGGCAATCGGCCTTGCCTTCGTAGGTGTCTCCTTGGCGCGTGGTTATCTGCTGCGGCGGCTGTTCGAGACAATCCGGATGCGGGGCGCGGAATGAAGAACCGCCGCCCGATGCGGGACGGCGGCAACAATGTCGTCGTGGCGCATGGCGTCAGTCACCGGCGATCATGTAAGCCCTTCCGCGCCCCTCGACCTTCTCGGATGTGATCGTGAGGCCGAGCTTTTTCTTGAGCGCGCCGGAGAGGAAGCCTCTCGTGGTATGTCCAGCCCAGTTCGTGACGGCCATGATCATCAGTCGAAAGCGTAAGACTGCAAAAAGCGCCCCGCCCTCATGGCACAAGAGTTGAAGGCGCATTTCATACCAATGGGCGAGACCCTCTTGTTTCTGCAGCAGCATGTGCCGCTGCGACACCATTGTCGGGGATCGGCTCGGAAGTATATCGTGAGGTATGGGATCAGACGTCACAGGACAGCACGCACCGCGATCCGGGCCGCCATCGGGAGGAGAGGCGCCGACCGAGCACCGTCGGCGTCTGTTACCTCAGAACCTGGACGCGACCCTGCGGTATCTCACGGACGAAGACCTGAACCGCCTTCTGGTCGCCGTGACGAAAGAACGCGAGCGGCGTGGCGTCTTG